ATGAAGCAACAAGACCTTGGACTGAACCTGAGCAAGCGGCGCACGCGCAAGGCTGTGTTTCTGGACGAGATGAACCTGGTGGTGCCGTGGTCCGAGCTGCTGGCGCTGATTGCACCGCACGCCCCGCGTGCCAAGACCGGCAGGCCCCCGTTTGAGCTGGAGACCATGCTGCGCATCCACTTCGTCCAGCAATGGTTCGGCCTGTCCGACCTGGCCATGGAAGAGGCCCTCTTCGAGACCGCGCTGTACCGGGAGTTTGTCGGCTTGTCCAGCGTCGAACGCATTCCGGACCGGGTCAGCATCCTTCGATTCCGGCACCTGCTGGAAGAACACCATCTGGCCGAACGAATCCTGGCCACCGTCAACGCCACGCTCACCGACAAGGGCCTGATGCTGCGCCAAGGCACGGTGGTGGACGCCACCTTGATTGCCGCACCCAGTTCCACCAAGAACAGCACCGGCACCCGTGACCCCGAGATGCACCAGACCAAGAAGGGCAATCAGTGGCACTTCGGCATGAAAGCCCACATCGGCGTGGATGCCGACTCTGGGCTGGTTCACACCGTGGTGGGCACGGCAGCCAACGTCAATGATGTGACGCAGGCCAGCAAGCTGGTCCATGGTGAAGAAACCGATGTCTTTGCCGACGCGGGCTACCGGGGCGTTGAGAAGCGCAAAGAGATTCAGGCCCAGCACCCCGACGTGAACTGGCACATTGCGATGATGCCGGGCAAGCGCCGTGCGATGGACAAGGGCACGCCCATGGGAGCCATCCTGGAGAAGCTGGAGCAGACCAAGGCCAGCATCCGGGCCAAGGTGGAACACCCCTTCAGGGTCATCAAGCGGCAGTTCGGCTACGTCAAGGTCAAGTACCGGGGGCTGGCCAAGAACACGGCCAACCTGATGACGCTGTTTGCGCTGAGCAATCTGTGGATGGCTCGGCGCAGGCTTTTGCAGGGGCTGCAGGGATGAGTGCGTCCACAACCGGCCAAAGGGCCGTCCACAAGGGCGAAATGCCCTTGTTTGAGACCGCAAAAACGCCAGATTAGTCACCATGTGGAATATCTCGCCTCAGTGGCCATCGCCGCGGGCGTTTTGAACACCTTCCCTAAGCGGTTCAGAATCCAGAACTTCAGAAACATCGATGACAGTGGTTGGATCTTGCTTGACCAAGTGACGGCATTTGTTGGGCGTAACGAATCTGGAAAGACCGCGCTCCTAAAGGCCTTGCACAAGTTCAATCCGGCGTCCCCGGAGCCATACGACCCAATGCGCGAGTTTCCGCGCGACCGCTACATGCGGGATTTCGTCGGCGGTGGCTCGAAGGGTAGTGACTGGCCTGTCTGCTCCGTCGCCTTTGCGGTTGACGATGCACTGAAAGCAGATATGGCGGATCTGCTGCCACCCGATCAGATCCCGCCAACCGAAGTGATTGCGACGCGCTACTACGACGGCTCCATCACGTTCGAATACGAACCTGATATCGCCGAGCAACCCCTTTCGCCAGAGCCCATACTTGCTGGACTGAAGGCTTTTGCCAGCGGCGCGCGTCGCCTCCGAGCACCAACGCCCGAGCAGGAAGAGGCAACTGCCGAGACAAGGAACGCGCTCGCACAGTGGGCGACTCAGTGGCAGGACAAGCTCAAGGGTTCCGCAGACCTTCGCGGTGACGCCGGGGCCAAGACGCTCGCCAAGCTAAAGGCTGAGGCAGAGACCAAGAGCAGCCCACAGACCGCCGATCTTATCGAAGCGCTCCACGAGGCAGTTGATCCGATTCTCGAAGCAGCCAAGGAAGGACCAGTCCTGCCCAAGCTCGACAGCTTGATCGAAGACGCGCTTCCCGTTCTGATCTACTTCGAGAACTACGGTGTCCTTGACAGTGCGATTTATCTGCCGCGGTTCCTCGAAGACCTTCAACGTGATCGAAACAATCCTCGCGTACGCACGATCAATGCGATGTTCAAGCATGTCGCGCTCGACGCGAAGGACATAGCTGACCTAGGTGCGGAAGAAGCTAGGGCGCAACGTCAGAACGGCCAACAGCCAAACGCCGAGACCGTTGCCAAGGATCAACGGCGAAAAGAGGAGCGCGCGATCCGCCTCAACTCTGCGTCGAACGACATAAGCACCCGGTTCTCTGACTGGTGGTCGCAGCGCCGGCACAAGATACGCTATCACGCTGACGGCGACTATTTCCGAATCTGGGTCGCTGACGACCGAAGGCCGGATGTGGAAATCGAGCTGGAAGCCCGAAGCAAGGGCTTCCAGTGGTTCTTCTCCTTCTACCTGGTGTTCCTCGTAGAGTCCGAAGAGGGGCACAAGGACGCAATCCTTCTTCTCGACGAGCCGGGGATGAACCTACATCCAACGGCTCAGCAGGAGCTTCTGGTCTTCTTCGAGCGCCTGGCCGAGAAGAACCAGCTCGTATATACGACCCACTCGCCGTTCCTCGTGGACGGCGAGCACATCTATCGCGTCCGCCCTGTCACGGAGGACAACACGGGCCACTCGCGGATCAGTGCCGATACATGGCCCAGAGACCGCGAGACCATCTTTCCGCTGCAAGCCGCCGCTGGCTACGCCATGTTGCGCGGCCTCTTCCAGCACAAGAAGAATGTGCTCGTCGAGGGCATGAGCGATTACTACTACCTTCACGCACTTAACCAGCAGTGCCGTGCGAAGGGTCTTCCCGTGCTTTCGGAGGACATCTACATCACGCCGTGCGGCGGGACTAAGCTCGTCGGTCACATAGCGGCCTTGTTCCTCGGGCAGGACGTTCGGCCCCTGATCCTTCTCGATTCCGACGAGGCTGGTCGAGTCAGGCGCGATGCACTTCTCAAGGAGTTGTATCTCGGGAAAGACAGCAACATCGTCATGCTCGACGAGGCCTTACAACAGCCAGGAGCTACCGTCGAGATTGAAGACATCCTTGGAGAGGACGTCATCCTACCAGTCCTCAATCCTCTCTTGTCAGAGCCGCTTCGCCTGCCAGAAGACGACGGTAGGTCCCGCAGTCTTCCCGATCGAATCAAGGCTTCCGCTAAAGAGAAGGGCATCGACTTGCCCGATGGCTGGAAGACCACGGTCGCTCTTCAACTGGTTTCGTCGTGGTCGCAGCGGGGCGTCGTGCTTCCCGATCCCGTGCTGGAAAGGGCCGGGAAGCTCTTCTTCACCATCCAGGAACGCTTCGCAGCCTCGGCCCCTGTTCAGCTTCCCGCTTGGCTTCGCTGACTTCGTCGTTTGCAAGCGCATCTGCCTCAAGGAGTTCGGAGGTCAACACTCACTGAACCAATCGAGCCTCGAGATCACGACGTGCTACGAGCCCTGGGAGCATCTTACCGCCGCCGTAGACCCATCGACGTAGTTCCATTGCAACTGCGGGCCAGTCCCGCTGATTGACCCGCCGCCGCAGCGTCGAGGTCTGCAGCCGCCCGGCGCCGAGGTTGAAGGTGAAGTCCACGATGGCCGCGAGCCGCCCTTCCGGCTCGGTCGCCAGCACAGGGCAGTAGCGCAGCGTGGCGGCCAGCGCCACCTTCAGATCCTGGGCGAGGTAGGCCTCGGCCTCTGCTTCGGTGATCGGCGGGTGCTTCGGATCGCAGAGGTGACCATAGCCGATCGTCGGATAGCCGGCCGGACAGATGTACGGATAGGCGCGGTTGGGATCGTGCTTGGGCACGCGGTGGAAGCCCTCAAAGCGTTTGGCCAGCTCGATGGCCGCTTGGGGTACCGCAATCACGGCCGCACCCGGTCGAACACGCGGCCGAGGAACCAGAAGTTCAGCACCCCGGCCCACAGGGCCTGGTCGGCCTCGGTCCAGGCCGCCTGGATGGCGGGGATCCAGTCCGCCCCGGCCTCGATGGCACCCACGAAGGCGGCAGTCTTGGCCGCGCAGTACAGCGCCATGAACCAGTAGGTGATCACCGGACGGACGCTGCTGGACAGCGCATCGGCCCACTTCACGCCCGAGGGCCGCCCCTGCGCCGCGACCGCTTCGCGCAAGGCCTCGATGGCCCCGGTGTTCCACGCGGCATCTGCACTCGCGCCGATCTCGGCCATGCGCTGGGCGCCGCGCAGCTTCTCGAACTCCAGCGCCTTGTCCTGCATGGCAAGTTCATGGCTGCGCTCGCCCTTGCGGTCCAGCCACTTGAGAACCTCGGGCGCCAAGCGGAAGGCTCCGCCCAGGAGGCCACCGAGCAGTGTCTCGATCATTGGCCACCTCCCATCAGCTTCAGCTTGATGGCGGCTCCGACCAGCAGTGCGGCGAGGATGGCGGTCGTGGCCACCTTGATGGTGGTCTGCCATGCCGTGCGGCGCGCGTCGCGCCAGGCTTCGAGCAGATCGCGCAGTTCGCGGATGTCCCTTGCTGCGTGGCCATTCTCGAGGCCGAGGTGCGCGAGCACCCGCTCGGCTCCGCGCTCGGCGGCGCGGTCGAGCAGGTCGTCGAAGTCCTCGCGGCGCAGGAGCAGCATGTTCTCGACGAGGGCGGGGGCTTGGGTCGGTTCAGTCATGGGCGGTCTCCAAAAACGACGAACCCGCCACGCGGGCGGGTTCGGGGGTGACGGACGGGGTGCGGGTCAGACGGGAACGCCGGCGCTCCAGCCGCCGGTCTTGTAGACGGCGAGCTTGTCCTCGGCGGCAATAAAGGCCAGCCAGCCGACCTTCGGGGCGTGGTACTCCCAGGCACCATTGACCCACACTGCAATCTGGTCGGTCCTGCCGGCCCAGGCGCCGGTGGCGCCAGCCGGCACGATGTAGCGATCCCCTTCGGCGGGGCTGGCAGGCGGCGTGGTCGTGCTGCGGCTCGTCACCGCAAGGCCCACGACGGCGCCCAGGCGCTTCAGGTTCGCGTCCATCCCGGTGTGCCAGCCGGACTCGCCCAGCGTCCAGCCGTAGGCGAGGCCCAGGTTCGGATCGGTCTGTGGCATTGGTTCATCTCCTCAAAGGCTTGCAAAACCCCGCAGAGAGCGCAGGGCCGTGGTGCTCGTGCGGCGGTGGTGCTGGTTCGGGTGCTGCCGCCAGTGGCGGCCGACGAGGGGCAGGTGCAACACGCTGCCCTGCCGGGCCACGAGGCGGGTGAGCAGCCAGTCGGCGCCGGCGTCGAGATCGGCGATGCGTGTCAGCACCGGATCGACGGCGCTTCGGCGCATCACGATCAGGCCGTGGACGTGGCTGGCCGAATGGGCGTGTTGGAAGGCGCTGTAGGCCAGTCGCCGCACGCCGAGGCTGTCGCCGTGCTCGTCGATCAGTGCCTCGTCGGTGTAGGCGAGCACCGCGGAGGGACAGGCATCGAGCGCATCGGCCAGGTGCGCGAAGGCGCGGGCCTCGTAGCGGTCGTCGGGATCGACGAAGGACACGAGCGCCAAGGTCCCTCGCGCGAAGCCCGCCGCTCGCGCCTTCCCGACACGCCCCGGGATGCCGGGCAGCCGGTGCAGGCGGATCGGCGCGCCGGCGAGGCTCGCGAGGCATTCCTCGCGCCAGTGCTGGGGCTCGTCGAGGGTGAGCAGATGCACGTCGATGCGCGGCGGACTCATCGGCCCCCGCCGCTGGGCGGCGGCCCCCCGAGGGGGCGCGCCATGATCTTGGGACGGCCCGGCGATCATGGCGACACCCCGCCCCAGTGCTGCCCCCAGCGCAAGCCGTAGCCGGCGCGTTCGACGGTGCGCACTTGCGCCTGCCAGCTTTTGATCCCGTCGCGCTCGGCCTCGATCTCGACGGTGACGGTATCTCCCGAGATGCCGGCGTCCAGGGCGGCACTGGCCACGTCCCAGGTCCAGGCGTTGCCGGTGATGCCGGCCTCGGTGCGCACGAGGGTGCCGTGGCCGTCTTGGATGCGCACGGTGTAGGTGGTGCCCGGTTCGGGGCCGATGTCGCCCTCGTCCTGGCGCACGAGGTAGGCGGTCTGCTGGGTGCGGTCGCGGTGTGCCCAGGTGAGGGTGAGGTCGCCGGCGACCACGGCGGGCTCCGTCTGGCCGTTGAGTCGGATGCGCCCCGGCGGGTACGGCCGCGCCTGGCGGCCCGCGAGCACGATCGGTGCGCCGTTGGCGGCGAGCACCGCATCGCCCTCGGCGCTGGCCGTGCGCGGGACGGCGGCGACGAAGACCGACTCGCCCGGCGCGCGCTCGGTGGTCTCGGCGGCCAGCCATTCGCCCACACCCACCAGCCGCGTGCCGGCCGCGTGGGCCTGCGGCGTGGTGTCGAGCACTCCGCGGGCGAGATCCACCGTGCCCGCGGCGGCATCGAAGGCGAGGATCGCCACGGCCTCGCGGATCGCACCCAGCGCATCGACGAGATAGGCGTAGTCGCCGACCGCCAGGCGCTCGGGCTGGGCCAGCGCCGTCACCGGTACGGCCACGGCATCGGCTTCGGTGGCCGGCAGCGCTTGGCCGAGCGTGAGCAGGGGTGCGTAGTCTTCCGGGGCCACCGCCTCGAGATCGGCGCTCGTGGGCCCGGTGGCGAGCTGCCAGTTCAACTGCCCCGCCCCACCCGCGCAGGCCAAGGCCCCCACGTAGGTGTCGGTGTCGGTGAGGGTGGCGAGGTCGGCCCGGCTCAGGCGCCGCGCGAGTTCCCAGTACGGCACCTCGACCGCCAGAACCAGGGTCGGCGGCAGCGCCTCCAGCGGCGGCTCCTCGAGGCGCGGCGGGGTGGGCGTGAGCACGGTCTGGCCCATGCCGAAGACGTCCTCCACGGCCTCGATGCGCCATTCGGAGGCGCCCAGCGTGCCGGTGTCGATGCCGGTCACGCGCACCACCATGCGCTCGATGCCCAGGCGTGGCCAATGCAGCAGGAACACGTCTCCCGGCAGGGGCGGACGCTCCAGGGCGCCGGGGACGATGGTCAAGGTCATGCGCGCCAGGGGCGAGCCGAGTGCGCGCAGGTCGCGCAGCGCCAGCCGCGCGGCCAGCGGCCCGTGGTTCACGCCCGGATAGTCGCGCCGCTGGTTGATCACCCCGCCTTGCAGTTGGATCGCGGCGAGGTTCTCCACCGTGACGGTGGCCTCCTTGGCCGTCGCCCAGTCGGTGTAGACCACGGTGATCTCGTTGGGCAGTTCCGCCCACTGCGCGCGCTCGAAGCGCTCCATGCGCACGATCTCGTCGGGGCCGAGCACCGGCAGCCCGTCGATCCAGTAATCGTCGCGCAGGAGCTTCAATTCGAACGTGCCTTGCTCCGGGTCGAGGTAGAGGATGCCGCCGACGTGGTCGAGCACCTGGGCGATGAAGGCCTCGATCGGTTGCTGGCGCGTCCAGACCAGGTTCAGGCCGAAGCCTTCGCTTTCGAGCGCCCAGGCCGCGTTCCAGAAGCTTGCGCCGAGGGTGGATGGCGGATAGCCCATGCCCCAGTGCGGGTCGGTGAGGCACTGCACCAGGATGTGGGCCGGGTTCATGCCGACGGTCACATAGGCCCCGGTGCCGGCATCCCAGGTCCGCACCTCGGCGTTCCAGGGCATCCAGGGCTCGCCCGCCCAGCCCGCCGTGAAGCGGCGCAAGCGCACCGCCCAGGGCTTGAGGTAGGGGTTGTTCGCGGCGAACAGGATCTTGCGTGCCACGATCGACAACACCCCGCGGAACGCCGGGATCGCTGCGCCCAGGTGGCTCATCAGGTAGTCGTTGCGGTCTTGCGCGGCACTGCCTGCGAGCACGTCGAGGTCACCCACCACGCCGCCTTCGCGTTCGTCGCCGCCGAAGAGCGTGGGCCGATCGATGCGCAGGCGCCCCAGCCCATGGCCGCTCGCCAGCGGCGCGCGGCTCGCATCGCCCCAGGCGCTGCGGTCGCCGATCTGGATCTCCTGCACTGCATCCACCGGCCCCTGGCACAGCACCAGGTGCATCCCGATCCGGTAGCGGTAGCCGACGGTCTGCTTCTTGCGGCTACCGCCCATCAGCGCGGCTCCTCATGGCAGGCCTGCGCGACCTCGACCACGCGTGCGGCCATCGCATCCCCGGTGGCGAGCAAGCTCGAGGCGGGAAGCCCCCGGGCGAGGAAGGCCCGGAAGTCCAGGCCCTGGCGCGCGAACCAGGTGCGCGTGCCGTGCACGCAGAGCCCCGCGGCGCGCACGTGGGCGATGGTGACGAGGACGTCGATGCTCATTTCTTGCCGCCCTTCTTCTTGATCGGTTCGGCCTCCAGGTCGCCGTACCACACGACGTTGGCGCCGCGCAGCAGCACCGCGCCGAAGACGACCGGGATCGGTCGGCCCTCCTCGGCCGTGGGCGCGTCGAGGTCGGAGAGTTCGGCGGGTTTGGGAGCGGGCGGCTTGGGCGCCAGCGCCGCCGAGACCAGCGCTGCCACGACGATGACGACCAGGTACCACATGAGAGAGTCTCCGCGTGTTCAGAAGACGCCCGTCGAGAACGGGTTCTTCGACGGGATGAAGGGGAAGCCGCCGAAGTTGCTGAGGTTGTTGAAGCGCGCGGCGCAGGTGGGCATGCTGTGATCGCAGCCGGCCACGAGCTCGACCGGCGTCTGCGGCGCAAGCCCCACCGGATAGAGCAGTTCCACGCCCGCGGTCGATTCGCTCACGATCATGTGGCGCGCGCCTGCCGGCGTCTGCAACCAGCCGCCGGCGAGCATGCCGGCCACCTCGGGCGGGAGGCTCGCCAGTTCCACCTGGCGGCCTTCGGAGCGGATCACTTCGGCGGTGGCCAGAATCGGCGTCGCCCCGCACGCGGCGGAATACAACACGTGCGAGCAGGCACGGCTGTACAGGCGCCGCAGGCCGATGCGCTTCAAGCTCACCTGGGCGGACTCGCAGCGGATGCGCGCAGAGTCATCGGCCACCTCCACCCCGAGCACGCGGCCCATCCAGCGCGTGCCGGACAGCCACCAGGCATCGTCCCAGTCGGCGCGCTGCGCCACGCGCAGCCGCACCGCGGTCGCCTCGCCGGTGAGGGTCGCTTGCAGCAGATGCCGCACCAGCGCGTGGTTGGGTGGCAGCCTCAACTCCAGCGCTGACTTGGCCGCCTCGGCGCCGAGCGCGAGCGCGCTGCGCTCGAGGGGGCACTGCTCGTAGTGCCGGCCGCCGATCTCCACGTCGAACTCGTGCGGGGTGAGGTAGAAGCTGCCGCTCGCGCCCTCGAAGACGTAGAGCTCGACTTCGAACAGGGGGCCCTCGCTCATGGTCAGTATGCGGTGTAGCTGCTGCGATCGTTGCCGCGCGGCTCGGGCAGCCGGCGCAGGGTCAGGGGGATCTCGACCAGCTCGGGGGTGTGCCAGTACAGATCGACGGCGTCGTGGTCGAGCCGGCAACGTGCGAGGCGGATGGCCCGGCTTCCAGCGGGCACAGGCGCCTCGAGGCCGGAGCACAAGACCAGTACGCCGCCATCGTCGCTGTGGAATGTGGCGGTGAGCACGGCCTGGCGCGTGCCGTCGGGGTGCAGGATCAGCGCGGCGGCCGGTCGGTGCCAGAAGGCGGCGCCGGCCTCGGCGTCCACGCGCAAGTACCCGGCCTCGACCTCGGCCTCGGCCTGCACGCGCAGCACCGGGGCCAACCCGTCGGGCAGCCAACAGGCACCGAGCCGCCCTTGGGCGCGGTACAGCCGCGCGCGCCAGCGGGCGATGTCTTCGCGCCCGGCCGCCAGAAACCGGCGCTGGAAGGTGCTCGTCGGCCACGGGTCGTCACGGCGGACCCAGGGGTCGGCGGGCGAGAGGTCCTGCCGCGTGACCACGCCATCCGCCGTATGGGTGGGGTCGTCGCGCCAGTTGCCGTCGGGCCAGACGGGCAGGCCGTCGAGCCAGGGATCGTCGAGCCGCCCTTCGTCCGGCAGCGGCTCGAAGGCGACTTGCGCGGTGACGCTGCCGGCAATGATGCCCGGCACCCACTGCGTGAACTCGGCCGGCTCCACTGCGAGGCCCTCGACCAGGGGCAGGACGGTCGCGCCCGCGGGGACGGCCCGCGCCAGCGGCTCGGTGAGCCACAGCCGCTCCGGCTCCACCTCGGTGAGCGCCAGCACCTGCCAGCCGTCCGGGGCCATCAGCAGCGCGAAGCGACGATCCGCAGGCCAGTGCAGGCCGTCTTCCTCCAGGCGCAGCTGTGCGGCGGCCGGCGCAAAGCCCGCCTCATCCACCGGCGTCACCGGAAGCAGCCCCGCGCCGGTGTCCGCCGCCGTGGTCAGCCTCACCACGTGCTGCGGCAGCGGCCACCAGGCGAGCCGGCCCAGATGGTCGGCGAGCCACTCGGCCACCAGCGCGTCGCTCGCGCGCCCGTGGCCCACGTGGTAGGTGAGGGATCGCCGCGGCACGCGCCGCAGCCCCTGCCTCGCCTCGTTGCCCGAGGCGAGGCGCACCACGCCGGTGGCCCATTGCAGGCGCTCGATGAGGGGCTCGGCCCAGTCGTGACGGAAGGCGAACACCCCGCGTGGAGCCTCGGGCCAGGGCGTCTCGCCGAAGGCCTCCATCGCTTCTGCGACCATCGCCGCCGCGGCGGTGTCGCGGCGCAACACCTCGACGAGCAAGGCGGCGGCGCGCAGCGGCGGCGCGGGCTCGGCCAGCGTCTCGGCCCACAGCGTCGAGAGATGAGCGCCCGGCAGCGGCTGGGCCGAGGTCTCGACGAAGGCGGTGGCGGCCAGCGCTCCGAAGGCCGCGCGCGAGATCGACTCGGCACGCTGTTCGACCACCTGCGCCATCGCAGCGGGTTGGGCGGCGGCCTCTGCCAGAGCCTCGGCCAGCACACGCTCGGTCATGCCGACTCCAGCCCGAACTCGGCCGCGTTGAAGGCGCCCTCCGTCCACTGCACGTTCCCGTTCGGGTTGCGCTCGAACAGCGCCGTGTGCCAGGCCAGTTGCTCTTGCAAGTTGATGTCGCTGCTGACCGCCATCTGCGCGCCGCTCGCCACGAGCCCACGCACGCGGCCGGTGCCCGCATCCGTCTTGCGCGCGAGCAGGGTCACCTGCACGCCGTGGATCGCCGGGGTGGTCATCGCGGGCAGCGCCTCGACGTCGAACGTCTGGCGCAGGCCCGCCGTGGCCGCGCGCAGCGCCGTCGTCTCATCGCCGTCGCTCACCGCGGCCCAAGCGGGCAGCCCCACGGGCTCGACCGTCCATTGGTTCAGCGCCCCAGGCGCTTGCGGCTTCAAGGCATCGACCCGCACGTCGCCGAGGAAGGTGTTGTTGATCGTGCCCGAGGTGTCGGCCAGGTACAGGTCGTCCACATCGACGGTGACCGGGCAGGGTTGGCCCGGCACGCTGCCTGCGAAGGCGGTGAGCAGCGGCCCGCCGCCCTGCGTGGTGTTCTGCGCCGACAGGGTGATCGCGAGCACGCCGTTGAGGCGCACGTTCAACGTGCCGTTGCTCGTGCCCTGCACGACCTGCAGTTCGACGTAGTGCCACCCCCGCACGGCCGCCGTCGTGACCGAGGTCGAGATCAACTGGTCCCAGCCGCTCATCCCCGATCCCGTCCGCCGGTAGAGCTTGAGCCGGCCGTCCTCGCCGATGCGCACGAGGTGGGCCACCTGCGCGGTGGTGTCGCGCACGCCGAGCAGCACCGGCTCCTCACCGGTGTTCTCGAACGGCGCCACGCGCAGCGCCGCACCCACGATGAGGCTGGCGCGCCCGGTCTCCAGGTTCTTGACGTAGCCGCCGCCGGCACCTGCCGGCAGACGCAAGGCGTAGGACGAGGGTCGCCGACCGGGGATGCGCGTGGCCTGCGGCGACAGATACGCCGCCTTGCCGCGCGCGAGCCACGGATCGCCGAAGGGATCCAGCGCCTGCGGGTCGTAGTGGTCGAAGCCGTCGATGAAGAGCAAGGCCATGGCTTACCCCTGGAGCGCCGCGCGCACCGCGCGCGCGTTGCGCCCGATGATGTTGAGGATCACCCGCTCGCCGGCGGGGGTCTGCAGGTGGTCGTGGGTGACGCCCGGGTCGATGGCGTTGACGATGCGCACGGCCTGTTGCACCTGCGGCTGCGCAGGCGGCACGTTCACTTGCGGCACCAGGCCGCCGGCGGCCAAGGCCAGGCGCTGGCCGTCCCACGCGGGCGGGGCCTTGAGGCCATTCAAGGCATCCAGAAACGCCACGCCCACGCGCTTGACGGCGGCAGCCCGCACCACGTACTCGCCGGCCGACAGCCGCGCCGGGATCGAATCCGAGGTCGAGGTGCCGGGGCCGGTGACATAGCCGCCCACAGCGAACTTCTTGACCTTGCCCATCAGCGCCATGACGGCGGCCACCATCGCCGCCATCGCCGCGAGCGCCAGCCCCGGCCCCACGACGGGAATCGCGGCCTGGGAGGCGGCCGCGCCTGACCCGGCCTCGGCGGCATTGGCGCTGACCTTGGCCGCCGTCTCGGCCTGCTTGGTGGCCACCGACTGGGCGGCCGCGGCCTGCTCGATGGCCGCTTCTTGCTGGGCAAAGCCCAGCTTCATCGCCAGCATCCGCGCCTGCATCGCCACCCACTGCTGGAAGGGCTGGATGACCAGGTGCTGCAGGAAGGCCTCCGAGATGCTGCGGAAGATGTTCGAGAGCCCTTCGCGCAGGCTTTGCGCCCCAGTGACGATGCCCTGCACGGCCTGCCCGAAGCCTTCGCCGATGCGGTTCCACAGCGGCGCGAGCTCGTCGGTCACGATGCGCGTGCGCTCCAGCTCGTTGCGGAAGGCCTGCACGCGGATCACCGCCTCCGGCCCGATGGCCTCAGCCGCCTGCTGCATCGCGGGCAGGAGCCGCTGCATCTCGGCCGCCGACTGCTGTTGCAAGACCACGATCTGCTGGCGGGCCTGCGCTTCGGTGAGCAAGCCCGCCTGGGTCTGGATCTGGATGGCTTCCTGGGCGTTTCGCAGCCGCTCGGTGACCTGCCGCCACTGGGCTTCGAGCACGGCGAGGTTGGCCTGGGCGGCCTTCACGTCGATCAGCCGGTCAATGAGTGAGACGCCATCGGGGTCACTCTCGGCCGCCAGGCGCACGCGCAGATCCCGATAGCTGCGCTCGATGGCCGCTCGCCGGTCGGCGTCGGTGGCCGTGCCGGTGAGTTGGGCCAGCTCCTCGCGCGCGGCGGCCAGGGCATCGGCCAGTTCGCGCTCGGCCTGCGCGGCCGCTCTGGCGTTGGCCTGCTCGATGTCGGCGCGCTTGTTGTTGAGGACGGTGAGCTCCGCTTCGAGCTTGGCGACCTCGGCTTTCGCCTTGAGGCGTGCCGGTTCGTCCTTGCCGGTCTTTTGCAGGCGCTGCTGCTCCGCGAGCGAGACCTGCACGCGCCGGATCTCCGCATCGATCTCCTGCTGCTCGATCCGGGTCTTGGCCGCGTAGTAGTCCTTGAGCGAGATCAGCCGGTCTTCGAGGGATGCGTCCAGCGCCCGCGCCTGACGGTCCAACGCGTCCTTGAGGAGCTTGAATTCGGCCTCGGCCTGGGCCTGCACGAGGGCGAGCTTCGCTGCTTCGCCTGCCTTGTCGGGGGCGGACAAGGCCTGCGGCTGCGGACGGCCGAAGACGCCCGCCTGGGTTGATTCGGGGCGGATGCGCCGAGCGATGGCTTGCGCGGCCTCCCCGACGTAGTCGCGCGAGACGGCGTCGCGCACGGCTCCAGCCAGCTCCTTCCCGAAATCCCGCACCTCGCCGAGCTGGCGGCCGAGTGCTGCGCGCAGCGCCTGCATCGAAAAGTCGCCGCTGAAGGCCGCTGCCACGTCCTGGCCCAAGGCCTTCGCCAGCTCTCCGATGTCGGAGAAGGCGTTACGAAAGCGCTCGACCAGGAAGGCGGCCGCGATGCCCACGACGCTGCCGATGGCGTTGAACGCGCCGATGACGACGTTGACCATCGCGCGGACGGCCGTGCCGATGGCGTTCAGCGCGCCGACCATCGCCGCGCGCACGCGGGCCCAGGACAGATCGTTGGTGCCGACCAGCCGACCCAAGGCACCGACGACGTCGCCGACCTTCTCGACGACCAGGTCCCAGGTCGCCGCGACGATCTGGCGGATGGAGGCGGTACGCCCGCCGAACTCCACCAGCGCATCGCGCGAGGAATACAGCGCACCGCCCAGCAGGGTGACGCCGGTGACCAGCACGCCGATCGGGCCGCCCAGCAAGGCCAGTGCGCCGCGCAACAGCCCGACCGCACGCCCGAACACGGTGGTAGAGGCGATCGCCTGGGCCACCGCACCGGAGGCGGCAGTGGCCTGCAGCCGGGCCTTGGCCGCCTCCGCGACCAGCGCGCTCGTGACGAGCCCTTGTGCACGCGCCTGGGCCAAGGCGGCATCGGCGAGACGCACCCGGGCGAGCGCCTCGGCTTGCAGCGTGCGCAGGTGGGCCAGGCGCGCGGCCGCTTCCGCCCGGGTGGCGGCCACGCCGGATGCGAAGGCGCCCGCCATCCGGCCGAGGGCGGCGACCAGTACGACACCGGCCAAGTCGATCAGCAGTTCGAGATGCCGGGCGACCAGTTGGATCGCCTGCGCCAGTCCCGCCGTCACACCCGAGCTCGCGTCGCGTTCGCCGAAGGCGCGCTGGAAGGCGCTTTTCAAGCGGGTGAGCGCGCCCGACACCGTATCGGGGAGGCTCGCGTACTCCTCGGCCAGGCGCGTCCGCTCCTTGAGCAGGGCGTCGAGCACGGCCTGGGAGGTGATCTTGCCTTCCTGAGCCAGGGCCCGCAGCGCGCCGAGCGGTACGCCCATGCCGTCGGCGATGGCCTGCGCCAGGCGCGGCGTCTGCTCGATGACGGAATTGAACTCCTCACCGCGCAGCTGGCCCGAGGCGAAGGCCTGCCCCAGCTGCAGCAGGGCACCGGCCGCCGCGTCGCTGGATGCGCCGGAGAGCGACACGGCCTGCCCGATGGCATCAGTAGCCGCCAGCACGTCCGCCTGCGAACGCCCCAACGCCTGCACCGAGGGTGCGAGCCGCGCATAGAGGGTGATGGTCTCTGCCAGGGGCGCGCGGTTTTTCTGGGCGATCTCGAAGAGGGCCGCGTCGGCGCGGTTGAACTCCTCTTGCGAGGTGACCGCGAGCTTGAGGCGCGCCTGCAGGTTCTTGTACTGGTCGGCGACCTCGACCAGTTCGCGCACCCCCAGCCCAAGGCCGATCGCGCCGCCGATGCGGGAGAGCACCTGGCCGACCTGGGCGGCTTCGCCGCGCAGGCGGGCGAGATTTCCCTGTACGGACTGGAAGGCCCGTCGCGTCTCATCAACGGCGGTGATGAGGATCTGGGCTCGCTCGGTTGCCATTAGAGTTTGTCCAATTCACGCCCGATCGCGGCAGCGAGCTTGGGCAAGGCGCCTTGCACGCCTGCTGCGAGATCGAACCGGCGCTTCAACTCCACCCGCCGCACCAGCACGGCGATGGGGATCTCCTGGCCGCGCTGCAGGCGCTTGACGCCGCTGCGCTCGCGCTCGGCGCGCTTGAAGCGGTTGAGCTGTGCGGTGTTCTCCCGGAGGTTCTCGGCCATCAGCAGCACGCGGCCGTTCTTCTCGACGAAGAAGGCGTTGCCCGAGCGCATCAGGCCGTCGATGACCTGACGGAAGCGCTTGGGGCCGATCCGTCCCGGCAGCAGCGGGATCAGCATCCGGCCCGCCACCGTGCCGCCATGCGTGTGAATACCGAGCCAGGGGATTCGACTTCCCACCCACAGGGCGGGCAGCCGTTCGGGCTTGCGGTCGAACACCTTGGCCTGCAGCGAGGCGACGAAGCTCGCGCGCCGGACCTGGAAGGCGCTGCGCATCTGGGCGCGGGCGGCCTCGCGCACGTCACGGCCGCCCGAGACCATCCCTTTGGCGACGGCGGCATGGATCGCCCGCCGGCGTTCGGCGCTCCAGGCGGAGAGCTTCCTTGGATCGAGCAGTCCGGAGGTGGCCAGCGTCAGTTTCATGGCCGCACGTCCTCCCACAAGTCGCGCTGCAGCCGCTCGATGGCCGCCCGGTCGCCCTGGGCCGCCACCGCGTGCAAGGCCAGCCGCAAGGCGTTCTGCCTACGTTCCAGCCGGCCGTGGGCGGCCAGCAAGCCGCGCACTTGCGCGAGCGTGTAGCCCATCACCTCGGTGTGGCGGTGGCCGCAGGCGACGAGCCGGGCGACGGCATCGTCCCAGCCGAGAGGATCGGCGCCAGCCGCTCGCCCACCTGCGCGATGCTCGGCGCCACCTGCCGCACGAAAAAATCCGCGTTCACCTCGAACACGGCGGCGGCCAAGGTGACGGCCTCGTCGAGCGCCAGCCCCTCGATCCAGGCGCGCTCGCGCCGGGTGGCGAGCGCGAGCAGCTCCAGCACCGCCTCGCCGTGCCGGGCCAGCAGCGCGAGCCAATCCGGCTCGGCCGAGAGATCGGCGGCGATGGGCCGCACCGCGGCGAGGATCCGCGGCAACTCGCCCAGGCGGATCGGCGTGAGTTCCACCGCGGTGCCCGCCACCGTGACCACCTGGGGCACGGGCGGGAAGGTCTGGAAGTCGGTATTGCTATCGGTCATCGCCATCCCCTTACAAGAGCACCAGGCGGCCGAACTGGCCGAGTTCGCCGTCGGCGGGCTTGGAGAGATCCGCCAGCACCTGGCCGGAGAGTTCGAACTTCAGCAACTCGTCGGTGATGATCGACAACTCCTTGGCCGGGTTGATCGCCACGCGATAGAGGTCGATCACCACCTCGCGGTTGGCGTCGGCGGTGTTCAGGCCCTCGAAGCGGATCCAGCGCTCGGGCAGCGGCCGGGTGAACATCGCCGTGCTCTGCGCGGCACCAAAGGCGTAATCCACGGTGAAGGGCTCGACATAGGGGCCGCCGGTCGTGGCGTCGAGGATCAGCACCGAGCCGTGCTTGGCATGCACCTGGTACTGCGCCGCCGGCAGGGGCTTGGGCGGGCTGTCGGAATCCTGGATCTGCACCGCCGAGACGTTCTGGTGTGCGAGTGGATAGAGGTGGCCCGCGATGACCGGGTTGGGCAGCGCCTCGCCGGTGACCGTGCCCGGTGCCACCGTGGTCGAGTGGCCGTAGAGGGCGAGCGCGAGGTTGCCGCTGCTGAGCTCCTCCAGCGTGCAGGCGAACTCGCCCTTCTTGGTCTTGATGAGCTGCAGGTCGGTGAGGCGCTGGCCGGACTGCGCCTCCTGGTGTTCCAGCGTCTCCACCGACAACGACACCTTCAGTTCCGGCACGTTGCCGACGAAGGTGAGGCCGGCGGGATGGCCTGCCGAGTCGCGCGCGCCGATGTAAACGCGTCCCTGTCCAGAAAAGTAAGCCATTGCCGTGCCTCCTCAGCGATCAGCAATGGGTCCGGACAACGCGCCGTGTCGGCGCGTTGCGGCGAAGGCTAATGCCCGCGTAGTGGGCGTTAAGCGAAGCGGCCGAAGCCAGAAGTAGGCCATGGTCAGTCTCCCGTGGGGGTGGGCGTGGACGGGGCCGCGGCGGCGGGACCGTCACGGCGCGAGGGTTTGAGGGATGGCGCCGGGGAGTCCGGCGTGACGAGCCGGGCCACGCCCCGGGCGATCAGCCAGCGGGCGCTGGCCTCGGGCAGGTCCAGCCGCGCGCCGGCGCTCAAGCGCCGACCGGCGTGGGTGTGGGCTTGGAGCAGTTCGATGTGCATTGGATGGGTCATCCCGTGGTCGTGAGGTCGGTCAGCGTGGTGCGGTAGCGGATCTCGTAGCGCGCCGGCAGCGTCACCGTGCCGGCATCGAGGTCGTCGGCGTCCCAGTCGGCGTCGAGCTCGCGCACGGCGAGCGCCAGGCCGCCCAGGTTCGGGTCCGCGAGCACGGCGGCGTGGGCGGCGACGATCAGCCGGTCGGCCGCGTCGAAGGCGTCCGCGCCGCGCGCGAGCGCGACCAGGCGCACGGTGAGCGAGCGCTCCACCAGCCGGTTGGCGTGCGCGGTGAGGGCGTCGCCCTCGACGAGGACGAGCAGTGCGGGGCCGGCCTCGCGGGGCAGCGGTGTGGCCGGCTGGCGCAGCACGGGTGCCGGGGCCAGGGCCGCCCTGAGCCGATCGACGAGGGTGCGCAGCAGGCGCTCGCGCACCGAGTTCATGGCAGCCTCGCAAGCTGGGCCCGGCACTCGCAGCCGTCGCCGAGCGCTCGCACCTCGCGCACGCGGTAGGGCTCGCCGGCGATGGTGACCACGTCGCCCGGGGCGAGCGCGAGGCGCGAGGCCGCGTACTCGAGCTCGAAGTCGCGCGCCAGCGCCAGGCCGTCGAGCACCGTCTCGTCCGGCGCACGGAACGCGCAGTGCACGGTGGCGGCGCCCACCACGACGGGCGTCAAGAGTCCCGCGCGCTCGGCGGCGTCGTACAGATCCTCCACACGCACCATCGCACAGGCACCGTCAGACGGTGAGCTTGACCAGCACACCCGGCCGGTGGCACATCGGCAGCGGGTTGCTCTGGGTGTGCAGATCGGTGCCGCGGTCGAACTTGCGCGGCTCCTGCTTGGCGTAGAGCGGCTGGCCCAGGGTGTTCACGGTCTCGTTGAAGTCGGCCGGGGCGAAGTAGGTGGCGAAGGTGTCCACCGTCCCCAGCGGGAAGGCGTGGGCCTCGCCCGCGGCGATGAAGCGGCGCGCGTTGCCGTGGGCGTCGGTCGCCTGGCCGCGGTACTCCTCGAAGGTGATGCCGGCGAAGACGAAGCCGGCGCGCACGTCGTTGATCAGGATCGCGCCCTGTTGCCACTGGGTATAGGCCTCCTTGACCGACTTGTGGCCGGTGAGCGCTCGGAAGAACTCGGGCGAACAGAGGACGTGCACGCCGGTCATGAACTCGCCCTTCAGGTTCTCCTCGATGTGCGCCAGCACCTCGTAGCAGTGGCCCTTGACGTCGCTCGCGGCATTGGCCAGATCGAAGGCGATGGTGGTGGGCCTGAGATCGAACTCGTCGAACAGGTCGTAGATCGTGCTGCCGTCGGCGTCCAGGATCTGGCCCTTGAGTGCGCCCATACGCAGGTGTTCGAGGGTGATCGCGTGCTTGTTGCGCATGGTCTCCAGATGCCGCGCCAGCACGCCCGCGACGGCCTCAACTTCCGTCTCCGAGCCGAAGGCCCGGATGCCCTGGACCTCCTCGGGCAGCACCACGTCGTCGTGCGGGATGTGCGGGATGACGAAGGAACGCAAGGAGCGCTGGCCGCGTTCGCCCACCGTGCCCGGCGAGCCGGGCGGCCGGGTGGGCAGCAGGTTCAGGCGCCCGGCGTACTCCTCGAGGACGACCTGGCGCGTGCGCACGGGCTTGGCCGGAAACAGGTTCAAGGCTTCCAGCCGCCCGTAGCGGTTGGGGATCAGGTTGATGGCGGCGGTCAGGCTCGCCATCGAGAAGCTGGGGGAATCGAAGGGGTTGAGCATCGGGAGACTCCACAACGAAGTTGCGGCGCAGGCTCATGCGGCGCAGCCGCGTGACGCCGGAGCCAAAAACGACAAAGCGCCGCTTCGGCGCAGGCTCACATCGACGCAGCCGATGTGAAGCCGCGTCGCGGCGGCCGAAGCCAAACCCGCCGAATGGCGGGTCGTCCGAGGTGTGGGGAGGGGCGGAATCAGGCGCTGTCGCGCACCACGATGCCGCGCGCTTCGAGCTGTGCGATCGCAGCGAGCTGCTGCGCGGTGGTGATCCCCGCGGGCCAGACCAGTGCGTTTCGCGCGACGATGGCGTGGCGGGCGATCAGGATCGCGTCCTCCCGGTCGATCAGCGTCGCATCCACGGCCAGCGCGAGCACGCCCACGGCGACTTCGCTGCCGTCGCCGGCCGCGGGGTCGAGGGCCTTGAGCTTGGCCGTGGCCGTCTCGCGGCCGACCACGGCGCCGAGCGGCAGGTTCTGCCCGGCGGCCACGGTCGCCTGCTCGCGCGAATACAGGTTCGGCGCCTCGTACTTCAGCAGGTCGCCGAGGTTGGGGGCTTGGGTGAGCGTGGGCATGGTTCACTCCCGGGTCACGAGTTTCTTCACGGCGGCGACCACGGGCGAGGCGGCCGGATCGGCGCCGGGGGCGGCCCAGTCCTGGGGCGCGTGGGTCGAGCGCACGGCCGACTCCATGCTGTGGGCGGCGCGCGCCTCGATCAGGGCGCGGCGCACCTCGGCTTCGGTGCGGCCGGCGGCGATGAACTCGGCGGCACGCTCGGGGCAGCCGGCGAGCAGACACAGTTCCGCGATCGCTTGCGCGGACTGCGCCACTTCGCGGCGGGCCTCGGCCACCAGGGCGGCGGCCTCATCCACACCGAGCGTTTCGGACGGGGTATCGGTCATGGTGGGGGTTCCTCGGAAAACGGTCGCCTTCCCGGTCGGGGCTTGGCGCGGCGGGGAAGACGGACGCCGCGCGGCAGAAAGATGTCGGTCGAACTCGGCGAGCACGGCGGGGAGCGTGGCCACCCCGTCGGCCAGCCCCGTCTCGACGGCCTGCGGGCCGAAGAAGAGCGCCGCATCGGTCGCGCGCACCGCGTCTTCGGACAGGCCGCGCATCGCCGCCACGTGCGCGACGAAGAGCGCGTGGAGCCGGTCCACCTCGGCCTGCAGCGCCGCGCGGGCGGCATCGTGAAGCGGCTCGTGCGGCGAATAGTCGTTCTTGTGCGCCCCCGCGGTGATCGCGGTGTAGCGCAAGCCGTCCCGGGCGTCCTTGACCGACTGGTCGACGTGCAGCGCGATCACGCCGATCGAGCCCACGCCGCCGGTCTCGGTGACGAAGAGCCGATCGGCGGCGCAGCCGATGGCGTAGGCCGCGGAGAAGGCGGCGTCGTTGGCCACGGCCCAGACGGGCTTGAGGCCGGCCGCCTCGCGCACGCGGCGGGCGAGTTCGAAGCAGCCGCCGGTCTCGCCGCCGGGCGAGTCGATGTCGAGCACGATGCCGGCGACCATCGGGTCGCCAAGGGCCGCCTCCAGCCGCGCGCCGATCTCGGCGTAGCTGGTCAACCCCGAGGCCGCCTCCAGCCCCAGCGTGCGCTTGACCAGGGTGCCGTGGATCGGCAGGACCGCGATCGAGCTTGACGCAGACGCCGCAGGGTTCGGGGCCCTCGGCAGCGGCGGCGCGAGTTCGACGTCCGGCGCGGCCAGATGCAAGCGCTCGGAGAGCACCGCGAGGATCAGGTCGAGCTTGGCGCGCTGGACGAGCAAGGGCGTGCCAAAGAGCCGGGAGGCGAGATGGGGCAGCATCGGTGTCAGTCCTGAAGTTCGGTGTCGGGCGCAGGTGTCGGCACCGGCCTCGATGCTTGGTCGTGCCGCGGATCCGAGTCGAAGACCAGCCCCAGTTCATCGGCGCGCCGGTTGTCCGCCGCGATCTCGCGGTCGATGTCCTCGGCGTCGTAGCCGTAGGCCGAGATCGCCTCCGAGCGGCTCATCAGCCCTGCGCGGATCGCGAGCTTGAGCGCGTTGAACTCCTTGAGTGGATCGACCCACTGCCAGCCCTGCGGGATCCACTTGGCGGCCTGGTACGCGCGCCGGCGGCGCGCGAACCCGGGCAGGTTCAGCGCGCCTTCCAGCACCGCCTGCTCCATCCAGGCGCGCCACACCGGGCGGCACAGCTGGTGCACGATCACCCCGTGCTGGATGGCCTCGCAACGGCGGCGGAACTCCAGCAGCCCCGCGCGGATGCTGGAGTAGTTCACCTGGGTGAGATCGCCGGTGAGCATCTCGTAGGTGATGCCCATGGCGGCGGCCACGGCCCGGAACTGCTGGCGCATGAACTCGGCGTAGGAACTGCCGACATCGGCGGGGGCCGAGAACTTGATGTCCTCGCCGGGCTCCAGGATCTGCAAGGTGCCGGGTTCCAGCCCGGCGAGCGCCGCGCCCTGGGCGTCCGGCAGCCCTTCGCCCATCAGGGTGTCCTCGGGCGCGAGCCGCGTGATGAAGCCGGCGAACATCGCCGCGGTCTTCTTGCGCACCAGTTCCGCGTCGTCGTACTGGTCGAGCTCGTGCAGCTTCACCAGCGCCCGCGCGAGCCAGGGCTCGCCGCGGATCTGCCCCGGGCGCAGCGGGCGGAACAGGTGGATGACCTCGGAGGCACCCACGCGCACGGTGTCGAGACCTCCCGCGGAGGTACCCGTGCCCGACATCGGCGCCAGGCTCCCGTCGCCCGGATGCGAGCGGGTGAGGTGGTAGGCCACGCGCCGCCCGAGCCGGTCGAACTCGATGCCGGCGCGGATGACGTGGCCCGAGGGCAGGTCGCGGTTGAGCGTCGTCGGCAGGTGTTCGGGCTCCAGCACCTGCAGCTGCAGACCCACCGGCAGACCGTCCTCCGGGCGGCGCCAGCGCAGGCGCACCAGCGCCTCGCCGCCTTCGAGCATCGCGCGGCAGGCGAGCGCCTGCAGGCCGTAGAAGTCGGTGAGTCCTGCGGCGTCGGCCTCCTCCACCCAGTCCCACCATAACGCGTGGATGGCCTCGCGTACCGCGGCGTCCTCGACCATGCTCTGCGGCTTGATGCCAGTGCCGATGGCATTCGCTACGAACGCCTCGATGCCCGCGGCGGCCCAGGCGTTGCGCCGGGCGAGATCGCGGCTCTTGGCGCGCAGTTCGTTCTGCGTGAAAGCCAGCGCCGCGACCGCCCCGGGATTGCCGACCTGCCAGGCGACGGCCCTACGGCCGCCGCCCACGCCGTCGTAGGTGGGGCTGGTGCCGAGCAGCCGGCGCTTGAGGGTGCTGAGCCAGCTTGCTGGCGTTTGTGAGGTGCGCCAGCCCATCACGTCCCCTTGGTCGTCGTGATCCGGATCTGCCGCGGCGCGCTGGGCCACAGCCCCGTGGCCACGGCCTGCTCGAAGAGCTCGCGTTTCACCTGGCGAATAGCAGCTTGCAGTTCCTCCACGCTGCGGTACTCGACCGTCTTGTCGCCGAAGCTGACGCGCTTCTCGCCCTTGGCGAGTGCGGCTTGCAGGGCGTCCAGGTCGGATTGGGTGTAGGCCATCAGCGGTAGACCACGAGGTTGATCTCGGCGGAGTCGGCGAAGGACGCGGCGGTGGTCGCGCAGCCCACATCGACGTGCGTCGGCGTCTTCTCGTCGGCGGTCGCACGTACGATCAGCAGCCGCTGCGTGCCGCTGTTGGTGCTGCTGCGGGCCACGCCCACCCAGCAGTAGTTCGCGTCCGGCAGCGGGCTGGCGAAGTGCACGCGGTAGCGCCCTGCGGCCAGCCGGGTGACCGAAGCGACGTTGTGCGCAGCACGCACGACGATCTGGTTGCCGACATAGCCGAAACACACCCAGGCGCGCGCCAGACCCGGGTGGTCGGCGCCGACCTTGACCTTGACCTCCCGCCCGATGCGGCCGGCCAAGGCGCCGATGCGCGAGGCCAGACTCATCAGACCAGGGCCCCTTCGAAGATCGCGACGAAGTCGGTGTCGGTGTCGCCCACGTCAGCCGCGGCCACGGCGCCGATGTTGCTGCGCGCCTGGGCCTGCTCGGTAGCCGTCAGGGTCTGCGCGGCGTCGAAGCGCACGCGGTGGTTCACCGCAGTGAGCAAGGCGTCCAGGCCGCTGGTGCCGTCCTGCAGCAACTGCTGGATCTCCAGCAGCGTGTCGTAGGCGGCATCGGCCCCGCCCAGGATCTCGGCCTTGAGCGTGTCGAGCAGCGTGACGATCTTGCTCGACGAGTAGGTGCTGGTGGTGGCGACCTGGGTGTCGTCGATCGCGCCCGAGGCCACCACCGCGGCCTTCAGCTCGTTGATGGCCGCCACCAGGCTCGACTTGTCGGTGGTGGTGAGCTGGGCGAGGTTCCCGGCCTTCGCGCGGACGTCGTTGAACTCCTGCGCGACGCGGATGACCAGGCTCTCGATGCGGGTGGTCAGTGACATAGCGTCTCCTCGTCAGGACAGCCAGCGGCTCTTGATCACGCGCCGGCCGGTGTTGCGGTTGCCAGAAACACCCAGGCCACCTCGATGGGTGGCCTCGGTGATCGATTCAGTAGGTGTTTCAAGGGCTGGCGGACTGGCCAGCCCCAGTTGCCGCTCCAGTTCGCGCCAGTGGCGTTCCTCGAAGCGGTCGAGCCCTGCGGCCGCAGCAGCAGCACGGGCATACACGTAGCAGTCCAGCGCCTCGTTGCGCTCGCGCATCTTCTGCCACTCGCGCACCGCAAAGCCGTGGCGATCACGCCGGGTGACGAGCTGCTCGGCGCACAGTTGCTGGAGGAACTCGGCGTCGATCTTGGGCAGGTGGACGAAACCGGCCGGGTAGGTCACCGTCACGCCGTCGTCGGCCACCTCCGCGCTCTGGCGCAGGTGGTTGTAGAACTCCAGCTTGGCAAGCCCCACCGCGACCGCATACACCTTGATGCCCCGGCGCAGCTTCTTGCCCGCCTGCGAGACATCGACCGCCGTCGGTGTGCCGATCAGGGCCGCGCCCCCCATCGAACCGGTCCGCACGCCCTTGACGGCCATCACCCGCGCGTCGCGGCAGGCGCGCACGAAGGCGTAGGCCTCCTGCGTGGCAAAGCCGGTGTCGATCGCCAAGCGGGCCAGCGGCATGGCCGCGCCCGAGGCATGGGTCCAGGTCTCGGCGAGCATCCCGGCCAGCGCCTTCCACACCGCATCCCGTGCGGTGTCGCCCATCAGCACCCGGTGCTCGATGAGCCAGGCCTCCTTGCCACGCCCGAAGGCCCAGACCGAGACCTCGATGCGGTCCTTCTGCACGTCGGCGCCGGCGGTGAGCAAGAGCCCGCCGGCGGGAATGGTGCCGATGGCATAGTCCTCGCGGCGCTCCAGCAGGCGTTGCCAGTCGGGCGCTTCGCCCTCCTCGACCCAGGTCTCGCCGAGCTCGGTGTTCTTGAAAGTCTTGATGGCAGCGGCCGATCCCGACTCTTTACTGACGGCGGCCTCCCACGCGGCGGCGATCTCGCGCCAGGCGCGCCAGCCCAGCGGGCTGTACAGCGACGACAGATGAAACCCCGCCGTCTTGCCCGAGCCTTCCGCCGTCGCGCGCCACTCGCCGTGCTCCAGCATCCAGGTCTTGTGGTGCTCGGCGATCGCCGTCTCGCACGATTCGCACACATACGCCGCCGTCTCGGGCCGTCCCTTCTCCCAACGCAGTTGCTCGAAACGCAGCCACTGCCGGTGCGAGCAATGCGGGCAGGGCACGAAGTAGCGCCGCTGGTCAGAGGCCTCGTACTCGCGCTCGATGGCCGAGGCGCCCGCGATCGTCGGCGTCGAGACGATGAAGATCTTGCGCCGCGCAAAGGTGCGCGTGCGCGCCTCGGCCAGCGAGATCGCATCGCCCTCCCCCTCGACGTCGAGCGGGTAGGCGTCCACTTCGTCGAGAAAGAGATAGCGCACCGGCATCGAGCGCAGGCCCACCGCGCTGTTCGCGCCGGTCATCACCAGCACGCCGCCACGAAACTCCTTGGCGAGGATGGTGTTGCCCGAGTCGCGCGAACGCGCCGGAGCGATGAGTTCGCAGAGCACCGGCGACTCCTCGATCAGCGGGTCGATGCGCTGCTTGGAGTTGCGCTTGGCCATCTCCACGGTGGGCCACACCGCCATCATCGGCCCGGGGGCGTGGTGGATCACGTAGCCGATCCAGTTCGAGCCGGTCTCGGTCGCGCCCACCTGGGCGCCCTTCATGAACACCACGCGCTCGATGGGCGAGGTCGGCGACAGGCAGTCCATGATCGCCTTCAGATACGGCGTGCGGCTGGTGCGCCAGCGCCCCGGCTCGCTCGAGGCCTTGCTCGACAGCACCCGGTGACGGTCGGCCCATTCGGAGACGGTGAGCAGCGGGTCCGGCGTGAGGCCCTCGCGCCAAGCGCGCTCGATGACGTCCCAGCCCTCATAGGCGAACTCGTCCATCACAAATTCGTCGGGAACGAATTTGGACGCGCGCCAGCGCGCCCGGCAGGGTGAAACACAGGGATGTGTTTCATCAATCGACCCGAACCTTGAGTTCCCCGAGCTCGGCGAGGTGCTCGCGCACGGCGGCATCCAGGGCCACGTGCAGGGTGTGGGCCTCCACGCCGAGCCGGGCCGCCATCTGCGCCGAGATCCGCGCCGGCCAGTTGAGCCAGGCGTCGCGCTCCGTACGGGCGAGCTTGAACACATGCGCGATGGCCTGGTGGCGATCGACCAGTTCGCCCTTGAGGCGGGCCAGCCGCACCTTGTTGGTCTGCGCCTTGACCACCTCGTTGACCGTGCGCGCCTGCACGAGCGTGGTGCCGCCTGCGGGCAGGCCGGTGGCGAGGTTGGGGGCCGGATCCTCCGCCACCCGCACCTTCACGGTCCGGGAGCCCGTTCCCGCCTTCGGGGGCTCGGAGTTCCGGGTCCAGTCGCGGTCGGCCCGGTCTGGGTCGATGGTGCCGTCCGCCTCGGGCGTGATGCGTCCGGTGCGGATGGCCTTGTGCACGGCGGTGTCCGATACCCCACGGTGGCGGGCGTAGGCGCGAATCGAGATGCCCATGGCCCTCTTCGATCAAGTCATCGTCAGTTCTTGGCCAACACCCGCAGAAAACGCTTGGCTTCACGGGCGAGAAGCGCGTTCATCACGTCACCCCGAACCACCCGACCGAAAGGACGCCCGATGAACCCCCACATCCCCGACCTTCTCGCCACCAAGCTCGCCGAGGCCGCCCTGACCGTGCTGGTGCGCACTTGCCGCAAGGAGGTGGCCGCCGCCAGCCGCGACGAGCTCGAAGCCGCCTGCGCCGCGATGCGCGCCAAGGCCCGGCCGGTCATCGACCGCTTGTTTGACGACGCAAGGGCTGCGCCCTGGGTCGGCGAGATGGCCTTCCACGCCGCCGCGCTCGAACTGGCGCAGGCCGGCATCGCGGTGTTGCGCAAGGTCTGACGAGCAATGCGAAGCCAAGCAAGAACGCTTGGCTTCTCACGCGAACAGCGCGTTCATCACCTCACCCGATCACCACGCACCAAGGAGCAGACCATGACCCTGCGCATCCGCCAACCCCAGGTCACCGACACCAACGGAAACGCCCTCGGCACCCGCCTGATCCGAATCGAGTTCGACGAGCAAGGCCCAGCGACCGTGATGCACGACGGCCAGCGTTACGACTTCACCGGCAAGACCGGCACCCACCTCAAAACCGGCTTGGCGGTGCGCGAGATGGCCACCGCGTGCGATGCGCGCCTGTGGATCAGCCTCGATGGCGAGCACCTGTGGGAAGACTGACTCGCGCCGATCCATCCCTATCCAGGAGCAGACCATGAGCACCATCACCCTGACCCCCGCCCAGCACGCGATCCTGGCCCATGCGCTCGAGCACAGCGACGGCCGAATCGACTGGTTCCCCGAGCACATCCAAGGCGGTGCCCGCCGCAAGGTGCTCGACGGCCTGGCCAACCGCGCCCTGATCGCCCGCCAGGGCGAGGTCTGGGTCGTTGCCGACGCAGGCTACGAGGCCTTGGGCGTGCCGCGCCCGGGTGCCCGCACCGCCCCGCGCCAGTCCTTCGTTGCGAAACTCGATGCGGTGATCGCCCGGGCCGAGCAGGCGCAGACGGCGCGCGACGAGGCCGACCTGGAGGCGGCGGTGAACGCCGCCGAAGCGGCCTGGGCGCAGGATGCGCATCGCAGCGCCGAGCCGCGCCGCACCCGCGCCGACAGCAAGCAGGCGCAGGTGATCGCGATGCTGCGCCGCCCCGAGGGCGCCACGATCCGCCAGATCATGGATGCCACCGGTTGGCAGGCGCACACGGTGCGCGGCACCCTGGCCGGGGCGCTCAAGAAGAAGCTGGGTCTCGCCATCGTCTCCGACAAGCCCCAGGGCGGCGAGCGCGTCTATCGCATCGTCGCGCAGGACGCGGCCGCCTGATCGAACACCACGCCATCGGCCTCGCGGGTAGCCTGCTGGCCGGTGAAATCCTGCCAGCGGCGTACGATCACATCCACGTACTTGGGATCGAGCTCGATCAGCCGCGCGATGCGGCCGGACTTCTCAGCGGCGATCAGCGTCGTGCCCGAACCCCCGAAGGGGTCCAGCACCACATCGCCCGGGCGGCTGGAGTTGCGGATCGCGCGTTCGACCAGTTCCACTGGCTTCATGGTCGGGTGCAGATCGTTCTTCGCTGGCTTCTTGATCTGCCAGACGTCGCCCTGATCGCGGTCGCCGCACCAGTGGCGCTGCGCGCCTTCGGGCCAGCCGTAGAGGATCGGCTCGTACTGGCGCTGGTAGTCGGCGCGCCCGAGCGTGAAGGTGTTCTTGGCCCAGATGATGAAGGTCGACCAGTGGCCGCCGGCGGCGCGGAAGGCCGCTTGCAGCGTGTCCAGTTCGCTGGAGGACATGGCGACGTAGATCGCGCCTCGGGTGTGCGCCATGATCAGCGCCAGCGCATCAAAGAGGAAATCGTAGAAGCCTTCGCCCAGCGCATCGTTGAGGATGGGGCGGTGTTTGCCGCGCAGCTTGTCCTTCGCGCTGTTGGCGTAGTTCACGTTGTAGGGCGGATCGGTGAACACCATGTCCGCCCGCTCGCCGTCCGGAAACAGGCGCGCGTAGGCCTCGGCGGTGGTCGCGTCGCCGCAGACCAGGCGGTGCGGCCCGAGCCGCCAGACGTCGCCCGGCCGGGAGACGGGTTCCTCGGGCACGTCGGGCGCGGCGTCGTCCTCCGTCCGGCCCTCGATCTGTGGTTCCTCATCGGCCAGCAGTTCTGCCAGTGCATCGGCGTCGAATCCGGTGAGATCGAGATCGAAGCCATCGTCCTGCAGCGCCTCCAGTTCGATGCGCAGCAGGGCATCGTCCCAGGTCGCGAGTTCCGCGAGCCGGTTGTCCGCGAGCACCAGGGCGCGGCGCTGGGTCGGCGTCAGGTGATCGAGCACGACCACCGGCACTGTGGGCAGGCCCAGCTTGCGCGCGGCGGCAAGCCGCCCATGGCCCGCGACCAGCACACCGTCGGCGCCGGTGAGAATGGGATTGACGAAGCCGAACTCCGCGATGGAGGCCGCGATCTGGGCGATCTGCTCGTCCGAGTGCTGGCGGGCGTTGCGCACGTAGGGCAGCAGCTTGTCGATCGGCCAGAGCTCGATGCGATCGGCCAGCCAGCTCATGCAGTGACCTCCGCCGTCTCGCCCAGCCGCTCGGCGGCGACTTCGGCGAAGGTCCGGCCGCTGCCCTCCAGCACCGGCGCCGTGCCCGGGTGGTGCTGCAGCCAGCGGCGCAGCGCGACGTCCACGTACTCGGGGGCGAGTTCGATGGCGCGTACCGGGCGGCCGGTGAGTTGGCCGGCCAGCAGCGTGGTGCCCGAGCCCGCGAACGGCTCGAAGACGATCTCGCCCGCGTCGGTGTAGGCCTCGATGAAGAACTTCGGCAGGCCCAGCGGGAACACCGCCGGATGATCGATGCCTTCACCGATGCGGCCGCGCTGGCGCGTCACCTCGACGACCGAGTCTGGGATGCGGAACTCCTGCGTGGGCTGTCCGGCATGGTTCCAGGCGCCGACCTTGCCGTCCTTGCCGCGCATCGCGGTGGACGATCCGTCGGCGCGCAGGTGCGTCTCGTGCCCGGCCCACTTGCAGGGCACGATCTTGTTCGGCTTGCGCGCCTGGCGGTTGAAGTGGAACACGAACTCGTGGCGCGGCGCGAGGCGCCCGGCCCAGTCGCCGGGCACGGTCACCGACTGATCCCAGACGTACCAGCCGAAGCGGCGCCAGCCTTGAGTGCGCATCCATGCGATCCAGCCGTCCCAGTACGGCTGCCACTCGCCGTCGCGATGGACCAGGCCAAGGTTGACCAGGATTTGCGCGTCCTCGTGCAGCGCGCTGCGGGCGGCGCCGAACACGCCCTGCATCAACGCGTCCCAGTCCGCGATGCCGCCGGTGGTGTAGTCGCGCTGATTGGCATACGGCGGGCTGGTGAAGAGCAGGTGCGCCCGCTCGCCCTCGAGGAGGCGCGCGACGGCGGCCGCGTCGCTGCTGTCGGCGCAGAGCAGTCGGTGTTCACCGATCAGCCACAGATCGCGGGGGCGTGTGACCGCCACCGTGGGCGGTGTGACGTCGTCCTCGTCCGGGTCGCGGACCAAAGCGCTCGTGTCCTCTTCGGCGGACGGTTCCGTCTTCTCGATGGCGTCGAGCAGGCCTTCGATCTCGGAGGCCGAGAAGCCGGTCAGGTCCAGGTCGAAGCCGGCGTCGGCCAGTTCGGCGAACTCCAGCGCCAACATCGCTTGGTCCCAGCCGGCATCGAGCGCGAGCCGGTTGTCGGCGATCACGTAGGCGCGCTTCTGCGCAGGCGTCAGGTGCGCAAGCTCGATCACCGGCACCTCGGCGAGCCCCAGCTTGCGTGCGGCCAGCAGCCGGCCGTGACCGGCGATCACACCGTGCTCGCCATCGACCAGGATCGGGTTGGTCCAGCCGAACTCGGCGATGCTGGCGGCGATGCGCGCGACCTGCTCGTCGCTGTGCGTGCGCGGATTGCGGGCGTAGGGAATCAGCGTCTCGACCTCGCGGTACTCGACGTTGAGCGTGTTCAGGATCGGAACCTCGAAATGGAAAGCCCGCCGACGGAGAACCGTGGGCGGGCTCGTGATGTGTATCGGGGAGTGCACAAATCCGCCTGGAGCGGATTTGGACAGCCGCAGGCTGGCCGCGAAGCGGCAGGCCCCAGGGATGGGGCCTGCAAACCGCAAACCCTGCAAACCTCGGTTTGCACCCTGACGCTATCGAAGCGCCGCGCTCGCGCCCCCCGCATGGGCTATTGGCCAGGAAGGACCCGTCGATGCCCGGGCGGCTTCCTCGACCGTCACCGCTGTCCAGACCTTAGCCGAAATGCTACCCCCAAACGGGCGGATCTGTTGCAGTGGCGAAAGCCGCATCACGCCGCAGACGCACGCGGATGCACGATCCCACCCGCCAAATCACGCCAAAACACGCAGGCGCGGCGGCATGCGCCCGTGCCAGCGACT